TCATGCCCCTTTTGCAGGCTCTTTACCCCAGCGCTGGGCAGCCTCTGCACGGGCATGGCGTCTCTTGGGTCCGAAATGGGACCCAAGCTTAGCCGATCGCTCCTCATCCACCTTGCGCCACGCCTCGCCGTAGAGGGCGGCGGCGGCAGCCACATCCTCGTCTGTGAGGTGCGCGTACATGCCCAGCGTGGTGGACACGTGAGAGTGCCCGAGCTGCTTTTGGACCACCTGTGCGTTGACGCCTTGACGCAGCATCTCAGTGGCCAGCGCGTGACGGAGCCGGTGGGGATTGATATGCGGCAAGCCAAGCCGGGCGGGGATATCGCGCACCCCACGGGTGAAGCTGTCGGGCTTGATATCGCCACAGACTCGCGCCTCCCTATCCCACGAGCGGCCCCGTAAGAGCAGGTCGGCGGCCACGGCGCGGTGATGCTCCCGCAGGGCGGTAAGCGCGAAGGCAGGCAGCACCACGACGCGCTTACCACTGCGCGTCTTAGGGCCGTGGACAACCACTCTCGTATCGATCTGTGCCAGCCCCCGCTTGATCGTCACGGTGCCCCTTGCAAGGTCCACATCGCACCAACGTAAGCCAAGGATCTCGCCACGGCGCATGCCGGTGGCCGCGCCTAACACTAGGCCAATCCAGTAGCGGGTGCCGCGCATCTCGTCGATGTAGCGCTGGATGGTGGCGATATCGGGTAGCTGGAGCGCCTTGTCCGCCAGCGCTGGCGGGTCCACGTCGGCCACCGGATTGAGGCGCAGCAGGTGGACAGAGGCCGCCCAGGCATACATAGCGTGGACGAGCCCGCGAGCGTTGCGGACGGTCTTTGGACTAAGCGGCCCGCCACGACGGCGCTTGCCCTCACGTAGCAGCGTGGCCTGCCAAGTGGCGATCTGTGCCGCCGAGACGTGCGCGGAACGTAGATCGCCGATGTGAGGATTGACGTAGTAGGCGGCGAGCTTGCGGTGCTGGGCGATGGTGGTGTCTTGGCAGGAGAGCGTCGCGCCGTCCCGTAAGTAGCGCTCCATGAGCTGGCGGATGGTCAGTTTACAGGGACCGGCGAAACGACCGGCGGCAAGCTCCTCCCTGGCCTGCCGCTCTGCCTCCTGTGCGCCGCCCTCACCGCGCAGCCGCTCGAAAGTGCCGACGGTGACCTTCTGCCCGCCGGCGGTGGTGATTCGCACCCGCCAGCGCTTCTTGCCGGCCTTGGTAACGCGCTCCTCAATCACAGCCCCGCTCCTCCCCTAAATACCCTGCCCGTATCCTACCGCTCAGCAGGCGTCGATCGATAGCTGCCCGGGCACCTGTCCGCCGCCGGAATCCTCAAGCGGCCACAGGCAGGCAACGTCTGCATGCAGGTACCGGCGGCGCTTGAAACCAGTGACGCGATAACCCTTATCGTGGTCGGCCTCGAATGTGAAACCTAGCCGCTCAGCAACTTTTATGGCGTCCCGGACACTCTCGTATGTGCCGCCAACGGTGCGCTGCAATCGTCGGTAGCAGCCCCAATGAGAGAGCACGTCGACGATCACCCGGTCGATGTAGTCGGCGTCGTGGCGGGCGTTGTAGCGTGGTCGTGTGGGGGTCGCGGTTAGAGACATGCCGCCAGCTCCGCCGCGATCTGCCTAGCCGCGCTGCCGTTGCTGACCATCTCGCCCGTATAGCGCAGCACACGCCAGCCGAGCACCGTCGCCGTGTTGTATTTCTCGCAGTCGGCCGCGAAGCCGCCCGGTCGTTGGTGGCGGCCCCGGACATAGGTACCGCCCTCTACCTCGACCGCGAGACGATGCTCGGGCCAGGCGAAATCAAATCGCCAGCGACGCGGAGGGGCGAAGCGATACTCACGTACAGGATCGCGTACGCCAAGGTGGCGGAGCTCTAGTGCGAGGGTCGCCTCCAGGTGGCTAGTGCGGGCGCCTAGCATGCCTCACTCCACAGATACGAGCCCTCGTAGATGCCCTCCTCGATAGCCTGCCGCTCGTGGGCATAGCAGTAAGTCCGCCGGTTGTAGCGGCTGAGGATCGTCTGACAGCCGGGATAGGCACAGCGCCGTCCGTGCGGCTCGAAGATGCGGTACAGGGCGGCCCTCCTGCCGTTTTCGCGGACGGTGGTTGTGCGCTCTAAGAGGCCGCGCTGATATGCGTCATAGAGCCGGTTGGTGATGATCATCTCGCGCACCCCAAGCCGCTCGCTCGCCTCGCGGATGCTGAACCAATCCGCGCCGCATGCATCGCGCAGCGACCCAATGAACTGCTCCTCCGTGATCTCGGCGCGGCAATTCGCGCAGAGCGCAAACTTAGTGCCGGTGTGCATGGGGATGCCGCAGCGCTTACACTGCATGATCGTCCTCCGGGTGTTCACTAGGAGCGTCGGAGACACAAGTTTCTGCGTCTTTCGCGGGGTCACCGAACATCACACGCCAGAGCAGCGTCTCCGTTATGTCTTCAGGGCACTCGTCAAAGACCGCCTGGCGTGCCTGATACCCCGAGACAGTGCCAGTACCGGCCGGAGCGCGTCTACCTGTGATAGCGTCAATGCACATCAGCACCGCACAAAGTGCCCCGGTGGTGTAGAGGTCGTCTTCGAGCTCGATTATGCGCTCCACCATCTCGCGCAGCTCGTCGAGGGCGTCAGTCATGGTCAGCCTCCCGCAGCCGCCTGATGATCACTTCCGGGTGCTCGTGGGTCGCAGTGGGCACCACAGCCCCCCGGGCCTGAAAGTAGGCGTCGGGCTCACATTCGGGATGGATCTCGATGCGTCGGACGTTTCGCAGCCACTCGTTCTCCCCCTCCAGCTCGCGGATACGGGCGTCCTTCAGCCGGATGGTCTCGTTCGCGGCGTAGAGGGCAGCCTCTAGTTTGGCCTGGTCAGTCATGCCTCGCCCTCCGCATTCTCCGCACGCATCAGCGCCTCTGTGTACTTGTCGGTCAGCTCGGCGTACATGTGGTTGCCTCGACGGAGTTCGTTGGTCGCGTCCACGAGCAGGTCCTCTAGGGCGCGGATGGCAGCGTCAGCCCAGCAAAGTTGCATCCCGAGCGACGCGCGGTCCCGCCAGCGAGCCCGATAGGTCGCCAGCTCCAACGGCACCTCGATCCCTGCGGCGGTGAGTTTGTCGGTCATGTCGCCTCCTTTTGCGCCCTAGGCTTCCGCACCGTGTAGCACCACTCGTTCTCACTGACACGGCAGTCGCAGTAGTCGCACGCCTTCTTGTCCTTAGTGCAGGGCACGCGATAGGCAGGCTGGCACTCATCGAGGCTTAGACAGTCGCAGGGGGCAAGGTCCGTCAGATCGCAGGCGCACTCATCACTCCTGAGTCCCTCATAGCCACCGATGGTGAGGTAGTCGCGGATATTCATGTCGCCTCCGGGTATTCGCGGGTTGCTTCTGAGAGGAGCGCCGCAAGTTCAGCCGTCTGTTCGTCTCTCCGGCGTTTTACCCAGCGCTTCTCGTCGTAGTACGAGCACGGGGGCGCGAACATGTGCGGACCCTTCATCGTCTGGCCATTTGGGCCGCGCTGCTCTCGGGGGCATTTATCCGTCATCCAGCATCGACAACCCCCACATCGCCTTTTTGCGATCTGCTCGCGCAGCTGAGCAATGCGCACATTGCGACCACATGTCTCAGCCGCCTTCGCTGCCCAGTCCCATAGCTCGCGACCATCAGCAGATACATGCGTCGGCAGGGGCGGGTGCTCACTCATGGGGTTACCTCGGGGTGCGCACAGACAGACTGTCCGGCCGGGGTGAAGGCCTCGCACACTACGCACTCGCTCGATATGTTGACGTAGACAACATAGTGACAAGTCGAGAGCGGTTCGGCCTCGTAGGCACATCCGGCGCATCCACCACGGTCAATCGTTCCGATCACGACGTTTTTCATGTCGCCTCCGGGTACTCGCGGGTGATGATCGTCAAAACGGGATATCCGCTGCAAATTGCGCGGGTTGCATGTCGTCCGGTACGCGGTCGGGCACCTCTGTATGCGCCGCCTCTCGCTTTGGGTAGCAGCAGCGGTGCTCGCGTCTGCTGTGTCGGCAGTGGCAGAAGGGCATCCTCATAGACCTTTGCGCGATCCGCCGACAGCCGGATACCGCTATAGGATGCTGCGAGTTCGGCGACGATGGCGGTCGCCTCTTGCCTGGTCATGGTTGGCTCATCTCCTCGTCAACGATGGCTTGCATCCAGGCCGGTCGCTGGTAGTCCTCCGATGGTGCGCGGGCACCATTGGGTCGGTAGTTGGCGGCCGCGCGTGCTAAACCCCATGCTCTTGCTCCAGGACGGCCAAAGGGAGAAGTCGGGACGGGTCGCCTCCACGTCTTTCCTCAGGCGTGTGTCGGCGAGTGCCGGATAGCCAGTCCCGCCGCGAGCCGCAGAGATCGGCAGGTGCGGATCATCGGGGGTATCAGTGAAGACCTTCGCGGCCCACACGATGTCGTACCGGGCGAGCGGCATGAACCACTCAACGTCGTCGCCATCCGCTTTATGAGCAGCGGCCAACTTCGCCAGCGCAAGGTTCGGCCACTTGCCGTCGATCTGACAGATGGCGATCCTCATGTCTCCTCCTCTATGAGGCGCAGCACTTCGTCGAAGGGCTCGGCGACTGTAACCTCGGAGTCGGGGTCACTGTGCAGGGTGATGACGGCGCAGCCAGCAATGACTGTGACCACGTCTATCGCCGTCACGTTGACGGCGATGCGGCGGTGGTTGCCTGACAGCGTCAGCCGGATGAAACGGGGGGTGGTCATGGGGTCTCCAATCGGGTCCCTATCGTTGCCAGCGCCGCACCCATCGATACTGGCTCCTCGCGATGTGATCGGGCACCGTAGAGCGCACTGGCCTCGCGCCGGAGCTCCTCAAGCAAGTCGTCACCGATCACGTCGCCGAGACAATCCCGGCTCACACAGCCGTTGACGTATCTGGGCAGGATGCGGATTGGAGCCTTGGCATGTGCGGTCGCCATGCGCTCTAGGGCTCGCTGGAGCATGCGCCGACAGGCCGGCTCACGTTGCTCGCGGTCAAGCGCCGGCATGATGTCTTGGGCGGACTCGCAGAGATACCCGGCCAGACGTGCTAGTGCACTGCCCAGAGATGTGCCCGGCTTCTCGACTTGCCCGGCGTGTGTGGGGTCGATGCCGGCGACGAGCTTGCGGACGCCGCGCAGTCGCAGTACCTCACAGGGTTCGCCCTCGTCGCAGGTGTGGGGTTTGTGCCTTTTCTCCTTTGTCTTCGACCGTTCAGGCGGTGGAGCTAAGCAGGATGTGGAGTTTTCCACAAGCGTTTGAGCCTGATTGTTCGAGTCGGGTGTCTTATCTCTACTACCTACCTTTAAGGATGGAGTAGAAGGAGATTTATCTGATTCTGGTTCTGGTTCTCGCGCGTAGCTGAAGGGTTCACCTGAATGGTTCACCTGAATGGTTCGGCTGAAGGGTTCACCTGAATGGTTCGGCTGATCATCTCGGGTGAATCCTCCTGGTGAGTCCCAGTTCACAGCCTCATAGGAGCCATTCCGCCTGTACCGGACGCGGTCTGTCCAGCCTTCGGGTGGAGGCAACTTTGAGGGGGACGCCCACTGCGGTTTTTGGTGGATCCACCAGTTGACGATCTGTAGGACTTGTTTGCCGTCCGCTGTCTGGTAGCGATACAGTCGGTCGTCACCGACGAAACGGTCGAAGGCCATCTGTACATCTCGCACCGGCACATCGCGATAGGGGAAGAGCCGCGCTCGTGCAAGGGCTGCATTTTCGACGAAGCGGCCCTGGTCGTCGCGTAGCCGTCCGAAGATCCCTATCCAGACGATCATCTCGCGGTCGCTAAGCTGGCCAAACCACTCGTCGTCGAAGAGTGTTGGGCTGACCACGCTGGCCGTCATGGGAGGCTCCCCACGTCGTTGGTCCTAGCCATGGGACCATGTAGGAGACGAGCGGCGGCGTCATAAGCGGCAGCGGCCTCCTGCTCGGTGAGGAAGCGCCCCAGACGGTAGCGACGGCCCCTATGGCAAATCTGCGCCAACCAGGCACGCCGACCGCCGGCGTAGCTCACGCCCTTGAAGCGAGAGCTGCCCTTGCGGTTGCGGTAGCGGTTGCGCTGATTCTCAGAGGCGTCGACGATCCTCAGATTGCAGAGCCGGTTGTCGAGGGTGTTGTGATTGATGTGGTCAACAATCTCGCCAGGCTTGGCGTCGAGGATAAGCCGGTGCATGAGAGTGTTCTTTCGGGCACCACGCACAGTCGTCGTGCAGCGTGCGTAGATGCGTCCGTAATCGGACTTCTCGGCCCAACGAAGTGTCGAGAGGTAGTCGACAAACCAAGCGTCGACGATGGCAACTAGGCCACGTCGTCCGACGGGGATCGTCGCAACATCACGCATCATCAAACCGGCCATGGCACTTCGGGGTAGGACATTGGCACGAGCAAGTCTGTGCGCACAAACCGCTTACCGCCACACTGATAGCATGGTATCTCCGCCCACTCTCCCGTACATTTTCGTTGAGGTCTTATCTTAATGGTATCGATTAGGTTACGCTCCTGCAGTTTGGCAATCCTCATCATGTATTGACGCCCCTGCGGATACCCCGCTGTCCGCTGCGGGCCAAGGAACTCCAGCGCCTCTGGAAACGTCACTATCCCGCGAGCTAACCACTCAGCGGCCCGTGGCGGGATAGTGGGATTAGTTGCCTCGGCCCCCATCACGCCACCCCGTCAAGTTTGCCCGGTCGCATCGGCAGGCCAGTAAGGTGCTCGATTAGTTGCCCGGCCTGGTCGTTATCAAGCTGTGCCCGCGACGTGATCTCCCACTGGTTATACATCCAGCGCTGCACCGACTTGGCGTCGATATCGCGCTCGCCCATTAGGACGCCGATCCTTGCGAGCTGGCGCTGTGAGGCCTTGGGATTGCCTGTCGCCATGACCGGGCGGGGCTCCTCGGACTCGGGCTCAGCCGCGTCTGTTACCTCTCCGTTGCCGTCGACTGAGAAGGGGGGCTCGCCCGGCTCCAGCGGCCAGTACTCGCCGGTGTCTGTGTCGGGCTGGGGTGGGGTCTCGCTCTTGCCTTGCTTGGTCGGCACGAGACGACGTGTCTGTGGCCGACGACGAGGGAGCTTGATCGTCGCTGTTACCGGCGCGTCGATATCGGGTGAGCCCTTGACTCGGATACACAGACCCGAGTCGGAGAGCCCGCTGGCGTCTCTCTCAGGGTAGAGAGTGACGCGCTTGCCGACCCAGTTATCCGTCTCCGGCCCCCACATGGCGACCAAGCACTGTGCGTTTGTCTTGATCAATACCCACTGTCTTGTTGTCTCCTCGAATGTAACGATAGGTGTGGTGTGTGTGGTAGAGTCCTCCTTCTCCAGCTCGTCAAGGAATACAGCCTTGATTGTCATCGTGACTTGTTTGCCGCTGAACTCCCCGGCTTTAATAAACCTACCAGGGAATAATTGATCGTATGAAAGACCCACTATGCGGCCCTCCCTTTAGCAGGCACAAGACCCATAATCTCATACTCACTTTCCTCACCGGCAAATATCCATGCCGGGAGCTGTAGCTTCCGTGTTCCCTCATAGCGACCAGGCCAGTGGTCTTTCTTGGTACATTCATCCACACGTCTTAGTAGCTCGTATACCTCTTCCTCACCGGCATAGAGTGTGTCGTCGTCTAGCTCAAAGACGCCGATATCGTAGGGGGGTTCGGCCTCGACGGCGACGAGGTATGAGGGTATGTCTAGGTCGCATGCGAGCAGCCCCATACGCTGCATCGCTATCTGGCAGTGGTAGCCCATGCGGGCGGACAGGGCGCCGAATATCCGCGCGTCGGTACTGGCCGTGGTCTTGAGCTCCACGTGCGCGTCGCCGACCCAATCCACACGGCACTTGCAGGCAAGCCCGGTGGTCTTGTCCGTCCAGGTGAGCGGCACTTCAGCGCGGCCGCTGGTAAGTAGTGCGGCGGCGTCGGGGTTGCCTCGCACCGCATCCCTGATCGCAAGGCAGGTCTCATACTCATCCGCCCGCAGGATCGTGCAGTTCCGGCGACCGGCGTTAACGGCCGCGAATTCATCCCAGGCCTTGCCCGCGCGCCTCGCTCCGTCGAAGACCACGCACTCAAGCGGGAATCGGTCGGGCTCCAGGACCGCTGTATGGACCGCGCGTCCCAGCGCGAGACGTGGTGTGTCGGCTAGGGGATGCTCGACGCGCCAGCGATAGTGCGCCGGGGACTTACGCATCTCCTTGAGCGTCGTCCAGTTGACGGCGGGGACGGCGGCGTAGTCGGCGTAAGCGCTCACGCCACAACCTCCTCGTCGATCACGCGCGGCACGGCCCCGTGCTCGCAAGCCCAGCGGAAACGCTGGTCGCGCCGCGCTAGTCGCATCGCCTCTTTCCGGCCGCGCGCCACAACCTCCACCGTCGCGAAGCTCTGACCGATGGCCTGTGCTTGCATGGTGTAGCGCACAAGTGGGGAGCGGAGTCTGCGAGTCATGAGGCCTCCCTCTCAACCAGCGGCCCTTGCTCACCGGCTAGATAGCGCTCAAGGAGGGCGGTCTGCCGGGATAAGGCAATCCACTCCGCCTCCCGAGCCGCCGCCCGGACCGCCAAGGCCGCCTCCCGAGCCGCCCAAATCGCATCCCGAGCCGCCAACGCCGCCCGAACCGCCGCGAAGCTCAAGCAGGTGTGGGTCAGCTCTAGGCCGGGAGCGAGGTCGGCGGCCATACGAGTGCAGTCAATGGCAAAGAGCGCCTGCGCCTCTGGCGTCCAGGTATCGGCCCAGAGGCGGCGTGTCAGCCGAGCGCAGGCATAGACGATCTTGTCATCGCCCTTGTGGACGATAGGCCATGAGGGGTCCCACTCGATCTCGTACTCGCGGGCGATCCGCATGGTGGTCTCCAGATCGGCTGGTTCCAGCTCGTAAATCTCGGAGGCCAGGTGGATGACGACCTCGGGGAGATTGCGACAGCAGTGATAGCCAGACTCACACAAGGCAGGTTTGACGGGCACCATCCATTCGCCGGGTGTATACGTGCCGTCTGGGTTGAGCGTCGGCAGAGACCAGCAGCCGTAGCCGTACGCGCCAGCCGTGCCGTTGAGGGTCTTGTAGATGGTCATGAGGCCTCCCTAATCTCCACGGGCGTGACGAGCCTCATCCCGGTAAGGAGATCGGAGCCCTCACGGTCAAGCTCACGGTCAAGCTGCCGCGTCATCATCTCGCAGGCGATCAACGCGCTGCGTTTGGCAGCCTCAAGGTTTCCCGCGTAGGTGGAAACATCGACGAGCCCGTTGGAGAATTGGAAGAGGTAGACGGGCTCGTTCATGCCGCCTCCCTCGTCAGTCGCGCCAGCAGAGCGTCATAGCCGACATGTGCTTCGCAGTAGTGGATCGAGAGCGCTTCGGCCAGCGTCTCGGAGAGGACTGTGAGGAGATCCGGGCGGCGCACCGTGCAGGTACGCATAGCACCTGATAGGTACTCGCGCGCCAGCTTCTCCTGTGCCTCCAGCTCACGCAGACAGCGCACATCCACGGGGCAGTCTCTAGCACCGCAGAAGGAGTACGGCGGGTCAATGTCCACGGGTCCGACCGGGGTGTCACGCATCTCGCCGCAGGTATCGCAGGGGATTTCGTAGCCGGGGTCGAGGGCGCTCATGCCGCCTCACCTCCTGTCCGCGACCGTAGCTCGTATCCGTACCAGCAGAGGATCGAGCAGAAGCGGCCAATGGTGCTCTTATCCGGATAGGCGACCGTCAGGGGCAGCGAGCAGTATGTGCCGCACCCGCGACAGACGCCCTCGGTCGCCTCGCCGTCTTTGGTGAGTGTGAACTGCGGGAAGCTGCTCATCGCCGGACCTCCCGCCAGAGAAAGCCACCGGCGATGGCGAGGATCGCGACCAGGTAGACCGGGAACCAGAGCGGGTGCGCGTCGCTCATCCAGACGCCGAATCCGACGGCGGCGGTGGGGATGACGAGGGCACCGGCAATGCAGGCCACGAGCACGGCCGTAGCGACGACTCGCACAAACGGCCGCCAAAACGCCAACGGTTTTGAGGCTAACTTGTTGGCCTGCGGCCGTTTCGTGGTACTATCAGCAACGGCAACGGCTCGGGGTTTTGGGTGATTCTGGGACTCTCTGCTGTCTGCCGGGGTCGTCTCCGTGGCAACGGAGGCGGCCCACTTTCTTTGGGGCCTCAAAGGTCCTCCTCCCTCTCAAGGGGGTTAGCGGGTTAGTACACAAGCTCCTTTCCGTCCGCGATTAGCTGTCCTGTGCATCCTATGCCTCGCGCCTCAATGTGTCAAGTATTCTAGCTAACTCGCTCGAATCCTCGTCTCGCGGCGAACTCCGCGAGACGCTCTCGGGAGAAGTAATTCCAACCATCGTCCCGCCGCTTGTGCGGGACCAGCTCACCGCTCTTCGCCGCCCGACGCACGGTGTGCGCCCCGGCGGGCATGTTGTAGTGCTCGCGCAGCCAGGAGGCCGCTTGGGTCGTTGTCAAAAACCGTCGCTCGCTCATGTCCTAATTCTACCGTTGGGTCGCCTGGGTGTGAAGAGGCGCACGGGAACATGTCGCGTACGCTACCACAGCCCTGGGACGGAAAGCGAACATTCGTTCGTGTGCTTGTGCTGTCCGCGGTGTGGGCTAGTATGATCGGGAGCCCAACGAAAGGAGCGCGCGCCATGTACTGTACCCGCTGCGCCCACGAGCTCCCGGATGGAGCGCGGTTCTGCCCGGAGTGTGCGGCGCCCGCTGCATCGGTGGCACCCGTGGTGAAAGAGCGACGTCCACGGAGCCGCCTGCCCGTGATCTTCGTCGCCCTACTGTCCGTGCTCATCTGCATCGTCGCCCTAGCCATCCTGCAATACGAGTACTGGCCAGCGTCGTATAAGACGATCCCGCCGATATGGGCTCTCGTGATCGGCGGCCTGGCTATCGGTGGCATGGCTTTTGTCGGCGTCACCGCGGTCTTTCGGGCGATCTATCGCCATATCGATCGTTCAGAGCAAGTATCCTCAGCACCTGAGTATGACGCGCAGTAATTCTGACGCAAGTGGAGCGCCCCTGCCGCGAGAGGGGGGACGGCAGGGGCGCGAGGTAGGCCAGCGGGGGGGGTACTGGCCTTGAGGGAGGCTAGTCGTCTAGTCCGCGATCCGGCCACTCACCGAGCTTCAGCATCCAGGGAAAGTCGGCGAAGAAGGCATGATACTCAATCTGCGCTGCCGCCCACACGACACCTGCCCACGCGATCACATCCGCTGCCGTAAGCTCGCCCCAGCTACGGATGAGCCCCAGCAGGTCGCCCGCGATCCAGGTCTGCGCGATCCCCACTCCGAGACAGACGGCGAGAGCCAGCACCGCCTTCACCCCGCCCGGCCAGCTCGAGCGCTTGAGACCTTGCGCGATGACGATTGAGGCCGGTGCGGCCACGATGATTGCAGCGATAAGGTTGACGATCTCTAACGTGCTCAATGTTCCTCCTGCGCTCTCTCTAGCTCCTTGATTGATATCTCCCAGCGGCCCTTAGGCTTGTCCGCGTCATAGACCCCGCGCAGACAGCGATGCCTTACCGTGCTCTCGGAGATCCCCGTACGCCGCGAGAACTCGGGCACGGAGATAGACAAGGCCTCAGATGCGGTTTTGCTCGCGTCCTCTAGTGTCTGCATCCATTCGTCAGCTAGCGATCCGGCGCGGCAAATAGCCCAAGCGACGACGGTCAGAGCGCCCGCGGTGAAGCTGCCGATAGCGATAAGGGCGATCATGGTCACCACCACCCCAGTGCTTTCGTCCACGGCCACGGTCGCCAGCCCAACCGCACATACAACTGACCCGCTAATGAGATGTTGGTGGCTCCGTGTCTGAGGTTGTAGATTCCGCGCGAGTGACCGGGCAGCAGTTGAAATAGACCCGTGCAGCCAGTCCGTGAGTTGCAGGCCCAAGCCCTGCCACGTGACTCACCGTAGATGACACGCAGGGCGCGCCGCGACTCTGTACGTGTGAGACGCCGGTGCTTGTACTTGCGCACCCAGCGGCCCCAATAGTGTCTGACCGCCGGGCACCACTGCCGGGCACAAGCTGGTAGGCCTCGGCAGGTGGAGCAGACGTGACCGGGGACGGGTTTCCCCACCTGTCGCGCTCCGTAAGCCGGGCACGCGCGTAGTGCCGCGTCCGCCGCGCATCCAACCAGGCATACCAATAAGACCGTAAGAGCAATGATAACCAACCGCACATGCATCCTCCTGATTCGCCTCTCATACTGGCGGCGGCCGGAGGACCGGGAGGAGGGAGGTTGCCCCCCAGCCGCCGCACATACGAGCCTAGAGCGCAGGAGGGTGTCTCTCCATGTGCACATTTTCGGACACGAAAAAGGGCGACCCGAAGGCCGCCCGTGTGGGGGTTAGGTGTGGGGCCTGAGGTCAGTTGGCGGCTAGATACTCCCCGATGATGTCCCGGATTGTGGCCGCGCGCGAGGTCCCGCGCTGGGATGCGATCTCGTCAAGACGCCCGATCATCTCCTCGGGCAGGCGGACGCGGGTTGCCGGTCCGATCTCCGGCCGGCCACGCTCGGGCGGGATATTGCGCAGCACGCCGGCCGCGCACTCGACTTCGCGGCCGTTGGCGAGCCGCACAAGCGCCCCGGTGCGAATCTCGTCCCGGTACACGACGCCGATAATCTGCGCGCCGTACGGCGGGAGGCCGGCGAGCAACTTACCTGCATGGATAGCCTTGTCGCTACGGTCTGTCGTGACTTGCATTGCCCTCTCCCCCTCAGACGTTGATGGCCTCGACGATGCAGTCGGCGGGGATCTTCCAGCCGGCCACGCAGTAGCCCTCGCTGTTGCGGCCAGTGGTGCAGTGGTCCTCCACCAGCTCCCAATCGAGTGCCAGCACGCGCGTCAGGCCGTGGTCCTGAGCGATCTCAATGGCCTCATCGAGTGTGTCCGCGAGTGAGACCCAGTCGGTTTCAAACGGCTCGTCGTCCCACTTCCAGACCGGCTCACAACCCATCTGCTCGAGCGCAGAGAAGGAGTAGATGTCCTCGCCCTTGCCGTAGTCGTTAGCGACTGCGTGGTACTTGGTGGTCATCGCTCCCTCCTTGCTAGCTTTACCGTGCCCTTATTATACCTCATATCCGGGCACTGTAAACACCAATTGATGGGATATCGGCAATTTCAGCAGAATGGATAAGGAGGCTGGATATCGTCACGGCAGTAAGGACAGAGAGTACAAACAGGACGGGCGGCACAGCGGCCGCCCGATCCCAGTCGGCGATATGCCCTAAGCCCTAGTCCGCCAGCACGATACCCGGCCGCGTGTCCGTCTGCGCCTCCCACTCGGACGCCGCGAGGGCAGCAGCGACGCGCTGTACTGCGGCGGGGATCGGCGGGTCTGTGGGGTGTGCAGCCCGATAGCCCGCGTCGGTGGCGTGCACGATGAGCGGCGCGCCAGCAGCTCCCTCTAGGTGCTCCAGCATGGACTCGGTCAGTGCCTCGCGGGCGCGCTCCAGCGAGACGACGCGCCCGGAAACCCACGTGGGCACGCGCCGCAAGCCGCGCTCGGCCTCGCTGATCCGGCTCTGTTTCCAGGGCAGCCAGTCAGCGAGGGTTACCATGGAGAGGCCTAGGGCCTCGCGAGCGCAGCGGAGATCGGTGCCGGTCCAGCGGGCGACCGTCATTTGATAGCCCCAAGCCGGCGCTGCTCCTCGATCATTTGAGCCACCAGGTCTCCCTGCCGCCGCTTGATCTTGACGGCCTCGACGGCCGCCGAAGCCGTGGTGAAAAACTCGCGCTTGATCCGGCCGCTGCGCTCGATGTGATGCCACTCGGCAAGGCGCGCGGAGTCGGAAAGAGCCTCACGGATCTGAGCCTTAGTCGGCGTCTCGCAGTCAGCGGTCCGGGCGGCGGCTGCGATCTCAGGTCGTGTGATCTCGGAGAGGGGGCGCAGGCCGCGTTCGCGGGCGGCGGTGGCGCCAGCGGACTCACGGTCTCCGGCGGCTGGATGACTGAAGGTCTGGCTCATGGTCTCCCCTTTCGGTCGGGCTTCCCTTGCGGACTCCCCTTGTGTATAGAATTATACCCCTGCCGCTGGAGAAGTCAACAAGAATCTCGCGCGCCTCAGCAATTTCAGCGGAATGTCCATGAGCGCGGCCCGCTCACTCTCACGCCAGGCCATAGTGGCAAATAGAAAAGCGGCCCGAGTCCGAAGACCCGAGCCGCTAAGTGCCCCTAACCTTGATCATGGCGGAGCGCTAATCAAGGTTATCGTGACTAGTCGCAGTGAATCTTGCCCCGAAGTCTCGTGCCTCCGTCACTGGACCGACCGTGCCGCAAACCTCGCATGTGTCCTCGTGCCAGGTCGCACAGACCGGCGACCGCGTGCCGTGCTTTAGGCCACAGTCGGCGCAGACCCACATCTCACCCTCCACTACTCATGTAGACCACCAGGTCGGCCGCTTCCTCCAGCATATTCTGCCGCCGCACCTTATCATGCCAGTGGTACATCGTATCGCCGTAGGTTGTGTATCCGGCTGCATGTCGCCGCCGTGCCATCCTCACTATCTCCGGCCATGCGTCCCAGATGAGCTCGCACAGCGCGTCCGGTCCCTGCTCAATCTGGTCCTCAAGCATACGTTGCTGGGCGGGGAGTAGGACCTTCGTCATGCGGTTGCCTCCTCTGCCCCGTAGATATGAGGCCTTGTAAACTCGTCTGGCGCGAGATAGATGTGCGCGTGCTCACCAACACCGAATTCGGGAGAGACGAACAGTAGGTTTTGCTCGGGCGTCGATGAGCCAAGCACGGCTGCTTGTGAGAGCTGGTTCGCCCCAACCGCGTTGCCGTTGACAATCCGAGCCCCACGACCCGCAGGCAGGCTTGCTGCCTGGTGCCAGTGTGCCAGCAGCCAGTACTTGAACACGGTTTCCAGGTCGATCACGAGTCGACCATGTGCTTTGTCTAGACCGTAATAGGGAAACCCGCTCCAGCCGCGCACCTCGTCTCCGTGGGTCATCAGGAAGACGTGACCGGCGAGCATGAACAGAAGCCGCCCGCCGGACTCGATGGCGAACTCGCGCAGTGGCAAATTGGCGCACTCGCGCTCAACCCACTTGTACAGCATCCAATCGAAGTTGAGCGTGGCCGGAAGATGTCCGGCCTTCCTACCGCCTGGTCGGCCGTGATTGCCGGTCACGCAATATACAGACCACTCGATCCCAGGCAGTGAGGTAACTACACTCTCAATAGCTGCCGCGAACCAATCCCCGCCCTCGACTACCTGTCGTCCGGCGTCCATATCCAGAGCCCACGGCTGCCCGGAGTACACGTCGTGACCCTCGACGATATCTCCGCAGAAGGCAAAGACACCGCGTTCAATCGCATACACTCGCGATTGGTTGCGAACCGACTTGATAACTTTGTCCTGCCAGCGGTCCAACCGCCGCTGAAACACCTCTACGCTGTACTTGTTACCGCCCGACTCGTTGGGGTGGACAAGTTCTCCGAGCTGCCAGTCTGAGAGTTGTAGGACGACAGAGCGCGTCGGCAGCGTGGTGCCTGACTTGCGGTGGGGGGCAAGTTTGATGGGAGAGCGCGGCTTGCAGCACTCATCACGGACAGCCGCGAACAGATCGTCGAATGCGTTCTGAGCCTTGAGGGCAGTTCCATACCGCGTCCGCAAATCGGACAGCTCTGCGCGTAGCCGCGTGACTGTCTTATCCCGTGCGATCCGCTCCTCCGGCGCGATGGGCACGACAGTGGCCCCCCACTCCGGTTTTGGCCAAACAAGGCCAATCTCAGTAATGAGCCTGCGGGCTGTGTAGTGATTACGGATGCCAAGCCGCCGACAGAGGTCTTGCCCGGATGAGGACTCCTCCCACGCTGCGCGAATGACTTCTGGATCGGCCTGCAAGCGGACCGGCACGCTAGCTCACCGCCGGAATATCTCGATTGACGCGCAGTGTGCCGCGCTGCACGGTCTTGATCTTGCTGTCGGCCAGCATCGCCTCGATCTCGTATGCCGATGTGACCACGGTCAGCGCTGCGGTCTGGGTCGCGGTCGGCGAGAAGGTCAGATACCAGTTGGTCGCATCGTCGCTGACCGCGCCCGTGATCGTCGCCTGCTGGGTCTTGAGCTTGATGGTCGCGCCGGTGAGGCTGTAGGCAAGATCGGCCTTAGCGATGGTCGCCACGATAGCCGCGCCCGCCACATCGTAGGAGTCGCCCTGCTCAATCGTCACGGTGCCGTCCGTCGCCACCGGGCTTGTGATGGTCACAGAGAGCGAGCCGATGGTGTCGGTCTTGGCCTTGATCGCGTCAATGAGCAGGTCCGTGCGCCCGCCGTCGGCTTGGTCAGCTACGAGGTCGCCGATCTTCCTCCCGGCCGTGCCAGCACCGTAGGCACCGGGGATGAGCGTGCTCCATGGATCGCCAGCCGAGCCAGCGGCGGAAAGTGCAGATCCTGCACTCCCGGCACCCGCATGTCCGGCCAGAGCCTCATCCCACACAGCATCCGCAACCACAGCCGCACTCGGGGCACTAGCCGCTGCCAGTGTCGCACCGGCACTCCCGGCTCCAGCATGCTCAGCGACAAGCTCATCCCACACCGCGTCGGCATTGGCCGCTGCCGTTGGCGGGGCCGTGTATCCCGCTGTCGCGAGCCGTGTGCTTATGGCCGCGTCGAGATTATCGAGCTTGCCCGCGCGTACGTCCGTCCACGTGGCGTTGGACAGTGCCGTGCTCGCTTGCGCGGCAGTCTTGGCGGGGTCATAGGCTGCCGTGAGGGCATAGCCCGTCTTGCTGGCCGCTGCGACCACCACGCCATCGGTCCCGGTGTCGGCGAGAATAGCGGCCGTATCGCCTTTGACTGCGGCTATCTCGGCACTGGTCGCGAGCCCACTCTGTATCTCGGCCACGGCGTCGGCCGCGATGCTCGCCGCTGTCATGCCATTCGCCGCAACGGAGCCAACAGAGCCGACGACGTTGCCGCCAACGTTTCCGGTGACGCTGCCGACACTCCCCGAGAGGTTGCCCGTAATCGCGCCCGTAAGTCCGCCCACGCCTCCAAGGGTGATAGTGGCCGCCGCTCCGCCGTGCGCTCCGTTAGCGAGCGTGACCGCACCGCAGGCGGTATCGACTTCGGCCTTGGTAGGCGGGTCGTAAGCGTTCAGGGCATCGGTACACTCGCTCTGCACTTCCGCGTCCCACGCGGCGTTCCAGGGGATGGCTGTAAAGCCCGAGCCGGTGCCCAAATCGGTGGCACCCATGATAGCCTCGCCGGGGTCATGCCCCGAGAGTGTGTTAAGAGCCGATGCATCAATCCTGGTAGCGTCGTCCACCACTGCGTCGCGGATTTGGTTGGTGGCGTCAGAGCCCTCAATCTCCACGGTATTGACATCCAGCTTGTCCGAGCCGAACATGGAGTCCCAGACGTTGGCCGGAACCACCATCATGTCCATAAAGACCGGCAGCGCGCCCGACTCGTGGACCATGAGCTTCAGGTGCCCGAGCGTGTTAGTGTCAGTCGTATCCAGGGGGCAGGTGTAGTAGCCAAGCTCGTCATGAGTACAGGATGTAGCGTCGTTTTTCTGCGCCATGTCGCCGCCGTTTTTCGACAGCCTCACATCGGCTTGTGAGATAGTCAGTCCCGTCTCTGCTGTTTTGCCGTCTGTGTCGTCCACAAAGGGGCCGATATGAATAGTCCGTGCGGTTGACTGTTTTAGCCACAGGCTCATGCGGCCCTCCTTTGGTAGTAGTAGTCAGAGTGCTTTGGGATACCGCTTGCTGCCGGGCTTGCCACCGCGACAACAGCTAGTGCGTGCGATACAGCGGCGCCCACATCCGCACCGATAGCACCAGTCGCACCTGTGGTATAGGTCGCGTGCCCCGCCGCGTACATCCAGTAGTCGCCGTTGGTCCCGTCAATGGTCCACGATGGGTTATTATTTGTCGTGCTAAATGTTGCATAGCCTGAGTTTGATTCGCACATGCACAGTAAGATGTCACCAGTAGCGGCAGGCGTGAACCCCGTGACCGTCACCTTTTGATCGGTCCCTATGGCATAGTCGTAGTACTCGACAGAGCCAGGGTCGGAGAGCACATAGTAAGCGGCATAGATAGGCACATTGCTTGCGTCGTTTGATATCGTGATCTTGCCCGCCGTCACATCGTCTGCGGTCAGAGTCTTTTTATAGATCGTGATTCGGTGCGTGTTCTCGGCCGACTTATAGACCTCAGTCCAGCCCGACGGCCCGGCCGTAACCCAGCCCTCATCTGAGGCCAGCAGGACGACGCCAAGATCACCGGCAGCGGTACCAGTTGGGTGATTGAGGTTGAGGTCGTGGTAGTGCTCCGGTCCGAGTGTCACGCCTCTTAGCCCGACAGCCATCACGCCACCTGTGCCCCGTCGATCCACACGTCGCTGGACGCACCGTAAGCCGCGTAGAGGCCATCGTAGTTGCTAGGGGTCACCACGATAGGGGTAGACCCTCCCGTGCCCGTACAGACGCACTGAGTGAGCCGTGCGCCCTGCACGCCTGCGAGCATGATGTTCTCGCCGTTGTCTTGGCAGGAGATAGAGTCCAAGGCCACGTCTTGCGCGTAGGTAACAAACACGCCACCGCCCGCGTTGCCGAACGCATCACACTGGCGGATGGTCACCCCACCACAGCGACGGGCGACGGGAGCGTAACCGGGCGCATAGCCCTTGACCCGAAAGCCGCAGTTAGACACGGCGCTCATGACGGTGCAGTCCTCGATGACGACGTTGCCGGTGTTCTGGATCGCGCCGTCCAGCTCAAGTGGCATGTACGACTCACCGGCGGCGATGCCAGCCCCGGTAGTGGCAGAGGCAAGGCAGGTTGCCACGAGGGCATCGACGCACGAGTAGAGGGCGATGCCGATGAAATAATCCGAGACGGTGACGTTGTAGACGTGGATGTTTCTGCAAGTGTAGAGCTTGATCCCGTCCGCGTTCTCGGTCGTGCCATCGGCGGCGATGGTAAGGTTACCCACGCCGATACCCCGCGCCTGTGAGGCAACGACGGTGGAGTTGTTGGGACCGTGGCCAACGAGGACGGTCTGCCCTGGCCCGTCGCCTTGCAGGTAGACGCCATCGCGCAACTGCACAGCGCCACCAAGGTCGGAGTGGACGTAGTGCTCGCTCGCGCAGAGATACCTCCCGGCGGGCAGGTAGACCACGCCACCGCCAGCCGCATGGCATGCGTCAACAGCCGCTTGGATAGCCGCCGTGTCGTCCTGCACTCCATCAGCCACGGCCCCGTAGGACCGAACGTCAAAGGCCGTGGCTACGAAGGGTCCGAAGCGGCGGCAGCGATGGCGTCCAGGCGCGCATCCAGCTCGGTAATCTGCGCCTGCAAGCCCGCCACATCCACAGCGGGGGCAGCCTCAAGAGCAGCAAGGCGAGTCTCAAGGTTAGCGATCTTGGTTTCGGCAGCGTCAAAGTACATATCAGACTCCTGTCGTTAGCGTGGTTTCGGGCAGTCGCTCGACTCGCCGCGCCCACTCGCGCCAGCACTCACGCGTGCAGAAGCGCAGAGTCAAGTCGCCCTCAGCACGGCGATAGGCAGCGGCGAAGGCAAGCTCGCCCTCAGCGCCACAGTAGTGGCAGGTACCGTGAGGGGCGGGCCAAGGCTCGGCGAGATAGCAGGGCCTCATTTGACGAGGCTCCAGGGGAAGTAACGGCCGGGGCAAGCGGTCGCGTTGACATCGCGGTGGCGGACGCGGCGGGCCTTGGGGTACTTGCGGGCCAGCTCGTCGCGCAACCACAGCAGCGCGCCTAACTGCTCGGCGGGCATGATCTTGTCTACCTCGTAGTTGCCCTCGCAGCAGACGCCGATGGAGCGGTTGTGTCCGCTGGCATGCGCGCCGACTGCCCACAAGGGACGGCCGACATAGACGATACCGCTCTTGCGGATGTAATAGTGGTAGCCGATGCCGGTAAAGCCGCGCGCCAGATGACCGGAGTGAATCTGCTCCGCGCTCGCCGACGTGGCGGCGGCGTGGTGGAAGATGATCTCCGGGGGCGGGCCGATGCGTGGCAACAGGACTCCGCGCCATTTCCACTTCGGGGAGGCAACTTTAGGACGGCGACCTTGTGCCTCCTTGTAGGCCGCGATCCGCGCCTCACGTCGCTTGCGCATGCCGGGCGTGATCTTGCGGCGGCGCTCCAGATAGGCGAGTAGCAGCCAGCCCCCGGATTCGTTCACCTGCTGGTAGCCCAGCGCGTGCTTGGCGCGCTTGATCGCAGCGAGGGTCTTTGCGCCTGCGATGCCGTCGATAGTGCCGGGGGCAAAGCCGCTGCCATGTCCTAGCGCGCGGGCGAAGGGGTTGACTGCAAGCGCCTGCTGCAGCCGACGCACATCCGCACCACGCATCGGAGGGCTGGTCTTTCGGATTGTTCGCATATGCGCTAACCTCCTTAGAAGTAATGCAGGATGATCGGCGTGGCGATCCCGCTGCCGATGGCGATGACGCTGCCCGCGATAAGCTGCACCCGTCGCCATGCGTGGTGACGCGCGCGCGAGTCGGCGACGAGGGTGTCAAGGGCGGCCTTCATCGGCCGCAGATGCTCGGTCAGGCAGTGGTCCTGGTGCTGGTTGACGGCCTCAATCAGGTCGTCTTTCATCTCCACGCGCCAGTCGGCGATCTGGGTGATCAGCTCGTCAATGCGGCGGCGCTCGTCGGCGGTCATATGTAGCGCCCTTCGACGTTGACGAAGCGCCCCTTGCGGATGAGCTTGCGTGCGCCGCCCTTGATACGGCGATAGGCGGGCTTGATCCACTTGCGATAGCCGCCAAGATATGGGCCGCGCTTGGCCACGATTTCGCGCTCGTAGTGGAAAGCGATGTCGCCACCGCAGTGGATGTCCACTTCGCCACCGGCCTCGTGGACGGCGGTGATAAGGTGGGGACCACGGTAGCCAGTGGGAGCGTCCAGATTGGTGATCCAATCCCAGGGCCGGATCTCCTCGACCGGCACGCGTGCGCCCTCAACGGTGACGACCTCACCGACTAGGCCGGAGACGGGGCCTTCGTAGGGCTCACTCCAGAGCGTGTGCGCGGTCTGCGCGATGCTTAGGGCCTCGTAGGCCTTTGCGCGCTCGACATTGACCAGGCCGACTTTGGCGTTGGTGGCGCCAGGGTCGGAGGGGTAGTAGACGATTTGTGGCGTGCCTTCAGGCGTGATCTCGCGAAACTCCCAGTCGCGCACCAGGATGGAGGTCGTGCCGGTCGTGTTGCCGAGCCAACCCATGTAGCAGCGGGCATAGGCGGCCGTGGCGGGGGCGACGACGCGGGCCTCATAGGACTCCACCGTCGTGTTAAGCGCGACGAACTCCTTGAGGACTACGGTCGAGATATACGCATCGGCCGACGTGTACCAGCGCAGGTAGACACGGCCCGCGCCGTCGGTATAGCTGCCACCTGTCCGCGCCCTCGCTCGCGCCAAATAACGCGTGCCCGGCGTGACGGGGATACCGTGGCCGCTGCCGTCCGGGGGCAAGTACTCGGCAACACAGTTACGTGCCGTCGCGTCGTTGAGGATGCGGAACCAATAGTTGGTACCGTCATCATAGACGTTGCAGTTGGTGGTGCTGGAGCGCGACCACTCCGAGGTCCAATCCGTGCTTGTCGGCGTCGGTTGGGCGACACTGTTTTCGGGGATCAATCCATAAATGCAGGCCACATGCGTCTTGGCGACTTCGGCGTCGAACTGCACGCCCCACGACATGCCGGGCTGCAAGGCGGAGGAGACAACGAAGTGGCGCGAGGTACCATCGGGGGCGGTCGGACGCGGCTTGATTCGCAGCACGCGGTCGGCGTCGATACCGCAGAGGATCGGCGTATTGGAGAGGCCGAGCGTCGCGCTGATATGTCCCTCTACCGTACCCGGCTCATCCCACATGAGTTGCGTAAGCTCAGGCCACGTGCCGGAGGACTCAAGCGAGGTCGCGATGCCAAGGCCGTTCAGCGCCTCGTAGATCGCGCTCGGTATCGTGGGATACGTTGTCCGGTCGATGAATAGATGTAGGCCGCGGAACTGCGCGAAGTTATCTTTGATGACCGTAGTATCCGTGCCCGACTTGGCGTACAAAGCGACGGCGAAGACCTGTCTTACCGTGGCGTCTGCGGTAGTCCAATCCCGCTTGACCGACTGTGCGCCTGTAGAGTAAGAGTCCAGCGAGACAATATCGGCCGCCCCGACTGCTGAGCCGAACCCCGCGCGCACGTCAACGTCTAGACTGTGATAGCTGCCGAGGTATGCGCCAAGATCGTAGACGACACGCTCAATGTTCGCGCTGGGGTCAAGGCCGTCCAACACGTGGTAGGCACACTGTTTGCCGGTGAGAGATTTTGCGACGCCGCCGTTGGGCAGGCAAACAAAGAACTGCCCCTCAGTGTCCAGAGTCACGTTGTCGTTTAGTGATGTGATTGCGGTGGAGAGCTTATCCAGGCCGCACTCGATGATCTTCTCTCCGCGCGACTCGACAAACCCCTTGACCACATCGTCGCGGTCGGAGCACTCGGCCCAATATCCGCGCCCCTCGATAGTGACGACGGGATCGGCCGGTCCACTGCGGGTTAGACGGGCAACTGTGCCAGTCCACGGTCTGGAGCCGTTGACGTAGTAGGACAAGTCAGCGCCCTCAACGACGCCATGCGGCAGCGGCTCCCATTGACTTTGCAGCGGCAAATCGACCGAGAGCGAGGCTGAGAAGTGGATGGAGGAGGAGCAGTCGAGCGTGTCCCAATCGACCAAATCGGTGATGTTCTGCCCGCCCGCGACAAGGGTCCGCAGCAGCGCCGGGGATGATGTGCTGGCGGGCCAGGTCACCCCGGCGGCGGTGTTGGCGGCAACTTGATCGGTTGAGAATCCAAAGGGGTAGATGCGGGCGAGGACGATGGAGCCGGCGAAGAAGAAGCCCCGCCATGCGTTGCGCTCCAAGCACCCGATGCGCGTCTTTGAGAGGTCCAACGCACCTAGCCCGGCTATGCTCGTCGGACCGGCGACAAGCGCGCCGTCGAGGTAGAGGCGTATGTCTGAGCCGTCGCAGGCGAAGATGACGTGATAGCGCGTGCCGGTGGTCCAAGTCATCGCCTTGGTGCACGACTTCTCCGCGCTGCCGTCATACAGGCGGCCGACGATCCCCGTGCCCACGCCACCCGAGCCGACGAAGCGCAAGTCGATCAAATCCCCGGTGTCGCTCGCCTCGCACTCACCCATGACCGCCATGTTGGCCGGAACGGAACTCGGGATGACGATTGCCTCGTACGTAAACGCCTTATCTTCAGCGGCCGAGAGGTCGGGCAGAACCAGGTACTGGCTCTTGCTCGCGTCGAAGGCCAGCCGGTGCGGATCGGTCGCCGTACCCGTACCCGCCCACGGCGTGCCAGTAAAGTTGGTCAGCGTGCCCGCAAGTGCGTTGCCCGACGTATCCCGCCACGAGGTTGTCAGCGGTGAGTTGATACCGGGAGAGTGCCCGCCCTCCGCGCGGGCGGCGTGGAACTCAATCAGCGCGCCGGATGTGACCGAGGGCTGCATCTAGACGGAGTGGTAGCGAGGGGTGAACTTGGCCGTGACCTTGACCGCAGCCGAGGCAGCCGCCGCGACTGTCTCAGCGACAATCAAGACCTTGACCGCGCCGGGCTCGGCAATGAGCGGGCCAGCGGAGACGACGGCGCTGTAGTCCTCGCGCTCGTCGAGATAGACCTTGCCATCGCCGGTGAACCGGATGGTGGTGTAGTCGGTGGCGGCGGCGCTGGGATGCACACCGACCCACGACCAGGAGGCGGGCAGCAGGGTCACGTTATCAAGCACGGCCTCGTGACCGTCGGTGGCATCGGCTGCTGCAACGCCAGCGCCAAGGGCTACCGTGGGAGTCGCGGAGAGAGTGGCGGCAAACGGGATGTGGATCGGCGAGAGGTCGCGGTACTCCGGTACGGTGCTCGTCGTGGTGATCGTCTGGAGCGTGGTGTCGGTCGAGCCGATCAGGGAGAACAGGCGGATGGTCGCGGCGTAGCTCGCGGAGATGGCAGCGACACGCGGCAGAGGCACATACGATCCAGCGTCAAGGGCGCGGATGGCGGTCGAGTCAAACAGCACGGCGGTGGACTCGGTGGCGGACTGGATGCCGATTGCATGCCCGCCGGTGTATTTGGCGTCGGAGATATCCTCATCAGCGGCCCCAGACCAAGACGCACCCGCAACCGGAGCCTCCTTGCGCAAGTCGCCGATCTCTAGCGCGGAGGCGGATTTCAGGGCGCCGACAAAACAGGAGTGGATGTCGGTTGTGTTGGCGGTGATGGTCAAATCGAGAGGGGCGGGATAGTCGCCCGTGAGCGTGCCAAGAGAGAGGACCAGGGGAGCGGTCTGAGCGGAGGCGGACAGGAGGGTGACTTCGGAGCCGAGGATATCCGCTGCTGCCACCAACGGGATATCAAGATCAGCGACCTTGCGCGACTCGTATCTCGGATCCAGCGGCGGCATACCGTACGCGATCTGATCGAGCAGAGTGATCGTGCGCGATGTAGAGGCGCCGGTCGGTTTGATAGTCAGCGTGTTGGACGCCTTGCGATGCTCGGCAGCCAATGTGGCGATGTTCGCGCGCAAATCATCGGCCGATGTGCCGTAGACGCGCAAGAGGAGATTCACGGTGCGCGGCGCCACGATCCGTTTGGCGCCCTGTCTCATAGTGCCGAACGGAGAGGCGACCGTGCGCTGCTCCTGCTGGCGCTGCCCCCAGCTCGCGCCGGCGCGCAGGGCAAACTTTGTGCCGTCGTTGACGTTGGTGCTGCCCCATGTTAGCTCCATGCCGTCATCCCCTCGCCGCCGCGGCGGATGCAGCATCGCCCGCCATTTGGAGTGCAGCACCGATGTATCCTGCCAAGTCGTCAATGCCGGCGATGACAGAGTTGCGCAAATCGAGATTGAGGACGACGTTGCCAGACGGGGCCGAAAGTCCGCTCTGCTGCAGCAGCGACTGCGCACGGCCTCTCTTGCTTGGGTCAAGCGGGATGATAACTTCGGGGTGTCCGGCCTCGGCTACCCATGTGAGCGTTGGGCGACGAATAATGCTGCCGTCAGCGTTGCGCCCCTCGCCACCGCTCGTGCTGATCCGGCGAATGAACGCGACGATCGGGTTGTTGGTAAACACAGTCTGCATCAATTGACGGGCGCGCTGTGCGTTCCCCGTGGGGTCTTCGATTTTCGGTGGCGGGACGAGGAGCCGCAGTCGGTTGAACGGCAGAGCGAGCGCGCGTGCACCCTCCTTACCCTTCCGGTCAGCCGAGAGCGCGAGATCGGTGAACTTATCCCGTGCGCCAGATTCGAGCTTGTCGATGTGCGCGAGGACCTGGTTTGCCTCAGCAGCGGAGAGGATGTTGTTAGCCTTGAGCTCTTTGACTCGGATGCGGGTTTCAGACAGCGTAGAGAGCGCTTGCTGAGCATCCTGCAGCGACTTGATCGTCGCCGGATTAATACGGATTGCCTCCTGGACTTTGGCGACGTTGGGGGCCATGTCTCGGCCGCCTTTGAACAGATGCCCAGCCCAGGCCGAGGCGTACTTCTTGTCGAGCATCTTGTCGAGTGCCGACTGCTCTTTGACGCCGGCTGCCTTCTCTAGGCTCCGACGGAAGCTCTCAATGAGCGTGATGCCAGCAACGATCTTGGCCAACGGGCCGCCGGCGACGACAAAGACAGCCGCGAGTGCCGCGCCAGCAGCCTCTCCGTGCTGCAAAAACCACGCAAGAGCGCCGGACAATGTCTTGACGGCTGATATCATGGACGGCCCGTTCTGTCGCATGAAGCGGGCGAAACCGGCGAAGATACCTTCAACCTTGCGAGCAATCGGGTCGGCGTTGCGAGACGCCCAGTCGCCGAATCGCTCCATGACGCCGCTCATGCGATCGAAGATGCGCGTGGCCGCAGGCTCGAACTTAACGGCGAGGCGGTTCTTAAGCTTCTGCCAACTCTCGGCTAGGTCATCTGTATCGTCGGCCGCCGCCTTCACCGTATCGGCACCATTGGTGATGTACCTCTCCATGTCCTCCCAGGCGAAGCGGCCCTCACGGATGGCGGCGACCATGTCTGGCGCAGCGCGCGTACCAAAGACCTTAATGCCGGCAGTCATCGCGTCCACGGCGCTGTCGGCCTTTATGATCGCGCTGAAGGTTTCGCGGAATGCCTGCTTGGGGTCGCGCCCAGCATTGGCGAACGTCTTGAGGGCGAAGCGCAGGCCGGTAAGCGCAGTGGTTACGGTCACGCCCTCCTTCTCCCACTTGCCGAGCATGGCGAGTGACTCGTCGAGATCGAAGCCAAGCTGGCGCAATGTCGATCCGTACTGGACCACGGTGCCAGTTAGGTCGGACATGCTGATATCCGATGCCTGCAGGGTGCGGAAGACCTTGTCCAGTGTGCGTCCGTAGTTCTTAGTCTTCACGCCCCAATCGCCGAAGAGGCGCGTGAGTAGGCGCACATCTTGTTGTACGTTTCCGCCAGTCAAACGGGAGAAGTCCAGAAACTGCTTAGACAGCGCCTGTAAAGGTCTGCCGGTCAGGCCCAAGCGCGTGTTGAGTGAGGCGACAACGGCACCAACGTCACCGAGGGATGAGGCGGTGTCCATCGCCACAGCCTTAGCATCGGCGGTCAGTGTCTTTAGTGCCGCGCCGGTCGCGCCGGTGCCTATGCGGATCGCGTCAAACGCGCCGTCCCATGCTGCGCCAATGTCATACAATGCCTTGACTCCGGCGGCGGCCATAGCGCCGAGCGCCATCGCCGCAGATAAGGCACCGCGGCGGACGAAAGCGCCGAACGCCGCACCCTTATCTCCGCTGCGACGAAACTCGCTGCCAAGGCCAGAGAGTGCACGCGTCGCACCCCTGGCGTCGCCGCTAACGACAAGGCGCAGAGACTGTGAGAGCGAGCCGCCCACTTACCCCAGGCCGATACCGAGTTCGATAAGGAGCGCCTGCCGGTCCAAGTCGTCGATATCGTCAATGCAGACAGCGCCCTCACGTGGCGCGAGAGAGATTTCCGGGCTTACGGAGCACTTGCAAATCTGCCAGTTGACGGCATCCCAGCGCGCCTCTACCGAGACGTCTTCGCCCTTGGCCGTGGCGAGCAGGGTTGCCCAGACGTCATCTGGGATTTGGCCGGTCTTATGCCACACATAGATATTCGGCCGATGCGCCAGCACCTTGTTTCCGCTGGGCAAATCGATCTCATAAGGGCCGCGGTTCCAGGCCGCCGCCTTCGTGGGCGCAAACTTATTTTGGCTCATTGGCCGTCCTCTCGAGGAAATCCGTACACAGGGTCATCGGGGGCGATCCAACTGCCAGACCGCTCCTTGTGTTTCTCGCGGTACTCAGAAAGCGCCGCCGTCAACGCGAGGTCGATCTCGTAGGCCAGCACCGGATGAGTTACGCGCAGATGCGAGCTCGGCATCTGGCCGTAGGTCTCACACAGACTGGCGAAAACAAGCGCCTCCGTGCTGTCCAGGTGGCGAGCAGCCCACGAGGCTACGAAGAGTGAGTCTTGCTCGCATAGCTCGTGAGCGCGTGCGCTGGCGCGATCCATACAGGAGGCGGCGAGCTCGCGCACGCCAAGCGCACCATGGCAGAGCAGGCGGCGCAGCTGCGGGTGCTCCAAATCGAGCACCAGGCCAGACGGGCATGTCACCGTCTCCACCATTGGCTCACGCGTAAGTAGTGAGCGCCGACGTACCGTTTACTAGCGTGATGGTCGCCCACTTACTCGTGGACGTATCGTAGGCCGCCCTCCACTCAAAGCTTGCCTCGTGGCGGCGGTCGTTAGTGATCTCGCCAAGTTTGCCCGAGACGTACTGACAGGCGGGCATCTCAACCCACAGAGAGTGGTAGTAGTCGGTCGCCCCAATCTTCTGGGTGTGTACCATTTTGATAGTGGCCGCGAAGGTCGTCCCGTTGATAAACGCGTTCCAGTCGTCGGCGTCCACGGCGACCTTGGTAATGCTGCCGACTAGCCGCTGGTACGACTTGTCGATGATGATTGAATCGGGGAACTTCGAGGCGGTTGTGAACTGCCGCTCGGTCAGCAGCGTATTCTCAACCTGCCAGCTGAACTCCTTAGTGACAGCCGACCCGCTCAACCAGGAAAGCGTCATCGTCCCAGCGACAAACGGCACAGTGGTCTCTACGGCTGGGGTAATGGACGGGTCGGAGACGATGCCCGTGTAGAGCATCTTGGTATTTACATCAGCCTGCCAGCAGCCGTCCTCAACTGCGAAAGCGAGCGTGTCTATCCCCATACCCTGCGATTTGTAGAACAGCCCGACCGGCGGCGCCCCGTAGGCTTGGAATGTCTGCGGAATGGACCCGGTTGCCCACGCATAGACGTGTCTGTGCGCGCCGACCGGAATCGCGACGGTGTCGGGGTCTTTGACGTCTGCACCATCCCCGGCCGTGGTCGTCACGCCGCCGGTGGCGCCGAGCAGCAGGGCGCCAAGGATGCCCGGATAGACACGAGTTTTGAATGAGGCCGACGGACTGTAGCTAGCAACGCCCTTGTGAGGCGCCTCGGCCGTATAACCGCGCAGCTCATCGGAGACATCCAGCAGTGTTGGCTCTGGCTCGTATGAAAGCGAGCGAACCGGGATATCGAATGTGACGCTGCTGACGGTGTTTGACCCGCCCTCAGCGTTGGGGGCTTGCTCAGCGGCAAGGCGCAGATACGAGGTCGCCATTACGCGTCACCGCCTTTCTCGACTTTGGCCGCCGGCTTGCTGAGATCGACGATTTCCAGCGGCAGGTTTGCGGCGGCGATTCGCTCGCGCGCCTCCTTCTCAGTGAGGCCGGTGTCCTTCAAGGGCACCACGACGCCCGGCCCGTATACGCCGGGGAAGTTGGCGAAGTGGCGCTCCTCAACGGCGGCCGGCCAAGTGATGCCTTTCATGCCGGTGCTCCTCTTCATGGGGTCTCGAATGTGACGACGGAAAAGGCCGAAATCACGCCCTGCAGCGTGTAGTTGGCCTCATCGGGGGTTAGGTCGCGTTCCCGCCAGTCGGTACCGCGGTAGAGACACTGACCACAGGTAAGCGATGACTGTGCGGCGAGCAGCTCGACGACCGCTCGCACGTAGCGCATCTGACGGAGGCCCGACTGCTGTTGCGTATCGCCGCGTACGACGACGGCAGCAACAAATGATTGCTCGAGCGCGTATTCGTTGGCGAAGTTGACCGGGGTGTCGGCGGCGGTCGGAGATACATTGGTGGGCCACAGACAGATCGTAGGCTGGGTGAGGACGCCGAAGTCCGCCTCTCTTTGCGGATCGGGCGGTCGCACATCACACCAATATCCGGTAGTTGTGTCAGGCACCGTCAGTGTCACACCATCGCCGTACTCGGTGGCTAGCGCCGCTAGCTTGGTCGCCATGCCCGCCTTGAGCACAGCTAGTGCCTCGGATAGGACGCGCTCGATAAGGGGCATGCTCATAGCGAGCCCCAGCCGGACTTACGGGCCTGCGAGGCGATCCATTTATGGGCAACCTTGCCCCACTCGCGACCCTCGGTTTGCGGCATGCGGATGACCGGACGTGCTGGGCCGCTGCCACCGCGGTCAAAGTAGTGTCCGTACTCGGTAGCGGGACCACCACCAAGGCCGTAACTTGCCGTGCGATTCGTGATCTCAACGGTGTATCCGGAACCGCCGGTCATGCCAGCCCGCAGGTGGCCGTGCAAGACGCCGATAGTGCCCGGGAAACCGTGCTTGACCTTCCACGCGCGATAGGCTGGCGAGAGGGCGGCCCAGCCACCGGCGCCGTAGCCACCCTGAGAGGCGAACTGCCTGCCCATAGCCGCTTGGAACAGTGGGTCGAACTCCTCGAACAGCGAGCTCATATCGTCCATGTTTTTGGCCATGCGCGAGGCAGTGAACGACAGGACGCGCGTGTCCGGTGTGGCGTGCAGGTCGAATCTGATAGCCTCGCCGGCCATCAGAAGGTGGTCTCCTTAGTTACTGCCGGGGTACGAGCGGCGCCGCTGCTATCGACGGAGAAGCCCTCACCGAAGTGCATGCCGGCGATGGCGGCGTACATGTCCATGGCGCCGTCTCGGATGGCGGCAAGACAATCGCGGTATCGCGCATCCGCGGCTTGTGCGCCCTCGGAGCCGTGGCCGAACTTCGCGGCCAGAACAGCAGCCGCAACGCCGTAGACAGCAATCGTGCGCAGATAGTCTGCCGCGTCTGTGTCGGTCGGCGGCACACTCACAAGCCGGCTTCGCAGTAGGCCGCTAATCTCGGCCGAAACGAGGTCTATGTAGTCGCTTGTCTGTGCCTCGGTCGGCGTAGTTGCAGAGCTAATCGTGACCGTCGTTAGGTAGGCCTTGACGTCAGCGAGTGTGCAGTAGACAGCCATTAGACCCAGGGTTCAGCGGTTGCCTTGACGATGATGGTGGCCGCGGCAGCTCCATCCGAGTTAGTGACGGCGAGATAGGCATACGGGCAGCCGTAGACCACCTGCCGGTAGAGCGTGCCTGCCGTGGTGTTATTCGCAGTGACGCCGGTCACCGCAGTAGTGTCTTTGATGAGACTCGCCAGAGTGGTGTTAGACCAGGCGACCTCGTCTGCGGCTGAGGTGCCCTGCCCGAACTGCAGCACGGTCGCCGTCTCTGCCTTGATAGTCACCACGTCCGTGGCGTCCACGGCGGCGACAGTCGCCGATATGCCGGGTACGCCATAGGTGGCGTGCGTAATCAGGGCGGCGAGATTAGTGACGGCGGCGGCGTTGTTGGCGCCGGTCCAGAATTTGCGAGCGGCGGCAGAAGCGTCGCCTTCGGTGCTCTCGGCTGTGAAGGTTAGGCCGTTGAGGACGAAGTTGTCGCCGTCGTCTATCGCTGTCGCATCGGCTCCGGTGATCGTCGCGCCGAGGACGTTGCTCTGAGCGACATAGGTCTGCACCGCATGCGCCTTGTTGCATTGCACAATCCAGTGCACGGCGTAGGTATTCGGTGCGCAATCAAAGCGCACGATAAGGACGCCGCTCGCCGGCTCGGTGGTGATCTTGCCAAGGCCGCCGGTGGAGCCGGTGGCAGCGGCGAGGGTGAGGATGTCCATTGGTCGCTTACTCATCGCTTACCGCCCTTCTTGCGCGGCAGCGGCGCGGGCGTTAGCACCGGGGTATCCTCACTCCAGACGACGGCGCCGACAGCCTCTACGTCGGCGAGACTGCCCCGCGGACAGGGCAGCTCCTCGCCGACGCGATAGATCACATGATCGTGGTGGACTTCACCGCGTGTGACGATGTATCCCATCGCTCACGCTCACTTATCGCCGAGGTTTGCCCACAGGAAGCTGATCATTCCGGTGAAGGCCGCCGTGCCAGCGGTGTGGGTCTCGTCGTCGTCAATGACGAAGTTGAGGTACATGTCAACGGCGGTACTCGTTCCGTCCAAGTGCCGAGCCCCAGACTCGGTGAGCGCCGTGGCTGCACTGACAGCGTCGCAAGTACCGACCTTGCCGGTGGCCGCCGCGATAGCAGTTGATTGGAGGATGTCCGCTTCTGTGCCGGTCAGCGTGGCGCCGGTGGTGGCAGTCGCGGTGCCGAGAGCAACGTCGCCCTCCCAGGCATCCTTGATAGTGCCAGTCACGGCCGCAGTGAGAGCGCCGTCGATGACCGCGCCCATGGTGACGATCAGGCCAGCGGGAAAATCGTAGACCTTTACCCCGCCATACTGTGCCACCCCAGCGTCGTCACTAATCGTGACCGGAGTAGCGGTACAGGTAAGTATCGTGCGATGCCAGATCGTGTCGCCGTACTCAACGGCCGCAACGGTAGCGCCGTTCTTTGCTCCGACACCATCCTCTGTGTACTGGAGAGCGCCGGATTCATAGGTGACATAACCACCCGAGTTGACCTCGATTTCGTCTCCCGACTGCACGTTGATACGCGGTGCGCGAATCGGCAGCGGGAACGGCAGTTCCTTGCTCATCTGTCTCCCTTCTTAGACCGGGGGTGGGGCCGTGAGCAGACCCCACCCCCAGCCGCCGATTCAGCTAACGACCGTGGAGTAGAGATAAGCCGAGTAGAGGCTGATCTTCTTCTCGTCGGTGTAGTCGTCGCAGTAGTACTTCCAGGCCTTGATATCGTCGTTCCAAATCGGGCCGCGGCTTACAAACCGCCCGCCGTCCACGTTCCAAATGAAGGTGCGTAGCGGGCAGATGGAGCGGCCGGACGGGCTTGGGTCGATGTAGGCGACCAGCGCGTACTTGCCCCAGATGTCGCTGAACGTGTTGGCTGCCGAGAGGTAGGTCGCACGACCAACGAGCAGTTGATCGACACCCAACGCCTGAGCAACCTGTGCCTCGGTCGGCATAGCCTCCGGGGAGTTCAGGCCGAAGATGATCTTGCGTAGGCCAGAGTGCTCCTGCAGGGCGCGGAACACGTCGTAACCAACGACGACCGTGTTAGGTTCAACTCCGATCTTGCCGCGGACATAGTCCTTGGCATAGGCGACCTTGTTGACTGGGTCGGAGGTATCGGTGTCCCAGCGGTCGGTGCCCGAAAGCGCGCTCGTCTGAGTAAACTCCGAGGTCGAGAACGCCATGTCGGCCACGCGCTTCTCGTAGGCCAGCATCAGTTGATCGACGATGATCTTCAGGGCGTCCTTCGCCGGGTCCACCTGCGGGTCGGCGTTGGCCATAACCTCCTTAGGCACCACAGACGAAAGACCGTAGCCCGAGCAGCTATAGCTGTCGGTGCTCTTGGTCCAGGTGACTACGCCGTAGTTGGTACCGGGAGCGCGGTCAACGACGGAGAGCTCGAAGTGCTCGGCACCGTGAATCCAGTAGTAGTCGGTCTCCTTGGCCACATAGAGCGGCGGGGCGACCCTCTCAGCGATGAAGCTCTGACGCTGACCGGCGTACTCTTGGCTCCAATTGGTGAGCGCGGAATCGATATGCAGGTCAGGAACGATTGCGGTCATCTCTTACTTCACTCCCTTCCTGCTAGACGCTTTCGGTTTGCGGATGGACGTCGATCACGCAGAGACCAGGGGTTGCCGACGTGTAGGCCTCGCACATGTAGCCGACGACCCAGCCCTTGTCTGTTTCTTGCTTGACGCAGTGCCCGGAGGCGTCGGAGTCAACGGGGTCGTTGATCGCTACGTCCGTAGTGCCATCCACCATCGCTAGGGATTCGCCCCTGGTGCGCACGACGGCTTGCTCGCCGGACTCGGGAGCGTTCTGCAGAATCCCGCAGACGCGCTCATTAGCGGCTCCGACCTCAGCGAGACCAGAGGTATTGATCAGCACGGTGTGATACTGGCTGTCCGACAGATCCTCGGCCGCGACGAATGTCTGGTCGCGGAACGGACCAACGGGGCGACGGGTGGCCATGGGTTAGGCCTCCTTTCCCACGCGAAAGTCGCGGTAGCGTTCGGCAAGGTCGGCGTCTTCGGTCAGCACGCGGCGCTCGGCTTCGGAGTACGTGCTGTCGTCCTTGGTCGCGCGCTCTCTGGCGCGTTCGGCCAACTCGACGCTGGCGTTTGCGTAAGTCTTCTCGGAGGCAGGATCGCCACTGCCGCGCTCGCCAAGCTCCACGACGCGGCACTGCTTGCGCAGTTCCAGCATCGCGGCGAAGGTTTCCGGATCGCGTTCGGCCAGACGCACGAAGGCGTCCTTCTCGGCCGGAGCGATGTGCGCGGCGCCGATAGCTTCATCGAGCAGGCGCACGCGTTCGGCCTGCTCACCCTCGGCGAGCTTTGCCTCGGCGGCGTCGGCGCGGGTCTTCTCGGCGTCGATCTTCGCGGTAACCTTCTTGACCTCGGCGAGAATGAGCGCGTCGTCAGCGTCCTCCGCGAGCTGCAAAAGCTCGGTGAGTTCAGACATGCGTTTCTTCTCCTTGCGTATGCTTGGTGTGGATAGCCCGACACCAGTCCCGGAGGCGCTGTCGCCGACAGGCTCGGCAGTCGTGTCGCCGGATGGCTCAGGCGGGGATGGACTCTTGGGGATGTAGTTGGTCTGGCGTTCGACCTCAACGGGAGTGCCGAAGGTGATCTCGGATCCCTCACGCACATAAGGGACGCGCCACAGCCGCGGCGCATCCTCGAGAGCGCCGTTCTCGTAGACCACCCAGCTATCGCCGAAGTCGACAACCCACTGGCGTCCACTGAGGAGGTCTGTGAGCGCGCGCTCGATTGCCTCACGCAGATCCTGGTAGCTGCCCGGTTCAGCGAGCTTGTGCGCACTGACCTTCGCGCGGATCTCGCGCAGAAACGAACGGATGCTCGGCACGCCACGCTTGCCTTTCAGGGCACCGTCAAGCCGTTCCGCGAGAGCGTCCATGTCGGCAAGCAGGCCAGACACAGGGTCTTCGTCTGCGGCTTCGATCTCGGAGAGCGCCAGGGAGACTGGTTCAGCGATTGCCTCCCCCGCCTCCAGCACCGGCGGCAGCATGCGCAGCACCGGGGTGTTGGTGAGAGTGGCAGAGCGCAGTACGTTCTGCGTGCGCTTGCCGGTGGCGTTATCGACGACATCGCCGATCTCGACCGAGTTGTACTGGTAGCGCCGATCGTTGAGGAGTGAGGCGCCTAGATCGGTCGGCTCCCAATCACCGAACAGGGCCTCGCCACCATCGCGGAGAGGCGCGACGTAGAGGCGCTTAAACCAGCCGGCAGCCTCAGTGCTTGTGTCGTGGCGGCCGGATGAATCGATGACCGGCTCCGTGCCAAGAACGCCCGCCTCGAAGTTAGCGATCAGCTCGTCGGCGAGATCGCGAGTCAGGGGCAACTTGGGGTACTTGGCGCTTCGCCACTCGCCAATCGGGAAGAGCATCATCGGCAGGCGCTGTCCAGATACGGCCTGCTCGGCGAGGCGGTAGAAGTCAAGCAGGCTCATGCGCCCTCCTTGTACTCGTAGATGATGAGACAGCGGCAGCGCTCGCCACCCTCGCAATCGGGGTTTGGTGCCCACGTCAGCGACTCGGTCACGTCGTCCGTGGAGTCGCCGTCGCGCCGCTCGCATTCGGAGCAGGTGGCGCCGTCGAGAATCGCCGAATAGACGCACGTGGCGATCTGCTCACGCTCTGCCTGTGCCTCTGCCGAGCGACCGGCGATCATCACCTGTGAGACTGTCAGTCCCGCCTTGAGCGCCGCTTCGTCACTGGCGCGCAACGCCATCTCAGCTATCGCCTCTGCGGTGGCCTGAGTCACAAAGGCGCGCATGGCCTCACCGGCAACGGCAGATTGCGTGGCCGCCGCTATACCGCGCGCTTTCACGTCGGCGAGTTGGGTGACCCATTCCTGCCAAGCGGTGATTTCGGCTTGCGTTGGTTTGCGGCGCGGAGCAAGGCCGACAGTCTCGCCGCGGCGCTCTCCAGTCGCCTCATCGACTACCGGCTCGCCGGCCCTCTGTCTCGCCAGTTCATCGGCCACCTGCTCACGGCCGACGTCGAAGTAGTCCCCGAAGACGGCGCGCAGCTCGGCTGCCAGCACATCGACCATGGGGCTCTTCGCCGCTGCCAGCGCGGCAACCTTAGCGGCATCGCCGCTGGCAATGGCGGTCATGGCGCGCTTGGTCAGCTCGGCGACGAGCTTGTTACGAATGCCCTGTGTGCGCTCGCGAATGACTGTCTTTGCGTTGTCGAGCATCGCCGCGATCTCGTCCAGAGCGACGAACGATTCCAGGCGGGTTATCGGGCGCCAGTATCCGCCCTCGGAGAGTTGCGCCCCGTCGGCGGCGGACTCGCCTTCGGTCTCTGGCGGCGCAGCCTCTGCGGGCGCCGGCGGGGCATCTTGTGGTGATGTATCCGGAGCACTCTGTTGTGAGGGCGTGTCCTCCTTGCGTGCCGGTAGGTCAAGCTCGGAGCGGAGAAATTCCCAGACCTCTCCGCCGAGCGGCATGCCCATTTGCCAGCACTGATAGAGGCCCTGGGCGAACGCGCGAAGGTCGAGCTTGGTAAGCGAGCCGAAGCGCAGTTTAGGGATGAGGGTTTCGGCGCCGGGGAAGTTGTAGGCGACAAGCTGTTCGATGACGCCTTCGCGCCGGTTGACTGTGTCCTCAATGTCCGTCGCGATTGCCTGCAGGGAATCCACGAACATGTCGGCCATGGTGCGACCGAGAGCGCGGCTGCCAGTCTCCGTCTTGCCAAGGTCCAGTACTTGCGCGATGGCGACGTTGGACATGTCGCGGTCGAAAGACTCCTTGAGGGCTTGCAGCTCGGAGATCGAGGCGTTGCTCGTGACGAGCTGGAAGGTGGCGCCGTAGGGAAGATCGAAATAGCCCGATTCGGCGGTGCAGAATGCGGCTAGGGCAGCGTCAACGGCATCTTTGATGGAGGCGCCGGTCTCATCTGTACGCCAGCCGCCCTCAGGCTGGATAACGACCGGCGTACCATTGCCGCGGTCGGCCGCGATGAGGAGCAGTATCTCCAGCTTCTCCTTGGCAAACCAGGGCTTGAACATCGGCCGCAGAAGGCTCGTGCCGCGCCAGTCGTCGCCCTCGCGGTCGTGCACAAACCAGAGCAGTTTCTCTCCGGGGATATCGGTGTCGGTCCCGGTTGTGGTCCGTTGGTGGACACCAACAATGCGACCACCAGAGACGTAGATATCGGAGATCGTGGACGGCGGGCGATAGGCAAGGCGGTCAACGAGTACACGGCCATCTTCAATCCCCCAGACGATTTCGAAAGGCGCGTGGCCGTGTGCGAGGTAGAGGAGGAATTGCGAGAGGGTGTCGCGCCAGGGATCGACTAGGCCGTGGAGCAGATTGTCCGAGACGAAGTCGGCAACTTCAACAGCTCGCTCATCCTCGGGGTCGGATGGCTCAATGCGGACTTGAGCGCCAAGAAGCGGCAGGCGAATTGCGCGCAGCAACCCCGCGACTTTCGGGTCAGAGCGGCGCATGCGGTCGTAAATCTCATAGCCCTTGGACTCGTAGAGCTGGTAGTTTGTCTCAAGGGTTCGCAGCCGCTTTGCCAGCGCCCGCGAGCTTGCAGTGCCAGCAAGATAGGCCTGGTAGGCGTGCCCGGTATCGCCGAGTTCCTTAGTATCCGGGCGAGCCTCGGACAGCACAAAGCCGCCCGCTGCCAAACGGCCGAAGAGGGAACGTAACTTGTCTACGATGATCACGCATATCAGTGTGCGGCATCGATTATTCCTACTTTTGTGGGGACGGCCTAGAAGCGCATCCCTACTAGGCCAGCAGTGATTCGTCGCCCACCCGTCACCTTGCTGGACTGCGGCGCCGATGCGACGGCATTGTTGACGGCCCAGTAGCGCAGTGCGTCCAAAACGTGCGTGTAGTCGCTGCCCTCATCGTAGAGATCGGGGCGGTGCTTATCAGGGCGCACGGTGGATAGCGCCTCGATAAGCCACGGACAGGAGAGCGAGACGACAAGCGGCAGGGCTGGGTCTGCCAGCGCGCTCATAACGCGTACACAGCCATCGCGGATTGACGAGGAGCGGCTAATGGGATTGAGGCCATATTCGCGCAAGGTCTCTACCTCGCTCTTGGCTGTCTGGACGTTAGCAGCGTTGCCGGCGGGGTCGCAGTAGGTGACATGGGGGCGCACACCGAGCGCCACGTCAACGCGTTTGATAGCGGCAGCGAACTCGTCAGTGGTCGTGTCGGAGGGCACGAGCTCAGCAACGACAAACGGCTGCCCGGAAGGCGCGGTCTGGACCCACACACAAGCCGGATGCCGATAGCCGAAGTCCACAGCACGTTCGGTGCGCCAGCCGGACACAGGCGATATGTCGTCGGTGTTGCGCTCGCGTAGGAAGCGCTCGAAGAAGACGCCCTCGGGCGCGGAGAAGGCCTCCTCGGGAGTAGCCGCAAACTCGCGCAGCGCCCGCCGCGGCTCCTCTGCCTCCAGGACGTTGAGTCGGTACCACTCCGCATCTCGGTTGGGGCATGCAGTCCAAGGCAGGAAGGTGCGGCGCCAGCGTCCCTTGCCGGCGCCGGCGTTCTGCCAGATTTTGTGAACGTAGTCTCCTGGTCCATCGCTTGTGGTAACGACGATCATAATCTTGCAGGCTGCCCAAAGCGCCGCCATCTGCTCCTCGGGCCACTCCCAGAATGCGACCTCGTCAAGCAGCGCAGCGAAGGCGGCCTTGGAGCGACCGTAGCGCTTGGTCGCCTTGCCGGCCTCATAGCGGCTGCCATTCGCGAACGCGATCTCGGTCGTGTTGTCACGTACGATTGGCTGTCGCCAGCACTCGGGAAGCGAGCCTCTCATGAGATTGAGCCGCTGCATGGCAGACTGCGAATCATCGCCTGACTGGCTCACCACCAGGAACAGGCGGTGTCCCCAGAATGTGCCGAGATAGAGCAGAATCCCGAGAATGAGCCAGGTAAGACCGAGCTGGCGTGCCTTGAGGATGATCTTTCGTTCGACCGCGCTCCAGTCGCCGCTGTCAATAGCGGCCTGAAACTCGGCCGCGATCTCAAGCTGCGCCCGCCAGAGTATGAACGGGATAAGAGTGCCGGTTTCCTTATCCTCAATCGAGCAGGCCTGCAGGAACTCGACGAGCGATGGCTTGTCATGGCGCAGGGTGGCGACTACTAGACTGTCGCCGCCCTTGGCTAGACGGCGCCGGGCCTCAATCCTTGCTTGCGTCGCGAGTGATGGTTTCGGCCGCTGCGAGGATTTCCGCTGTGAGGATTTCTTCGGCACGCTTGCGGTCGGCATCGCTCACCTCGATTGGTCCGCCGTCGGCGCCGGTATGCTCTACCCGGTTGACGCTCTTCCAGGATTCTCGGCGCCGGTTGCAGAGCCAGAAAATGCAGGCGGTGACGTTGCCGGAGTAGGCCGCCTGGAATAGGGAGTCTTCAATTCGCGCGTCGGCAAGATCGCGGCCGTCGTCCATGGCGGCAGAAAGATCCGGGTAGCGGTCGCGCCATCGATAGAGGGTAGCAGTAGCGACGCCGAGCTCGCTAGCAATCTCCTTGGCGGTAAGGCCAGCGCGGGCCATCCACGTAACGAGCTCGGGATACCAGGGGCGGTACTTTTCTTTCGCATCCATGCCCCCAGCATAAGGGGGGCATTATTCCTTATTGGCCGGGACCTGGCGGGGCTACCCGCCGCAGGTGCGCCGTCCCGATCATCGCCGAGAACAGCGAGATGAGATCGGCGGGGTCGCGATCGATGGTGTCGAAGAGATCCTCAAGGGTGATGCCTACCAACTCGCAGGCGGTCTGGAGGCTTGCACCGCGGGTGACATGTCCGCAGATCATAGTCAGGTCATCATCGTTCATGGGTCTATTTTACCTCGCAGAACGTACCCCTGACTACGGCGGCCTTCGATGATCCACCCGGCTCTTCTCAACCGACAGACCGAATCGTAGACGGCTTTGGAGTCGTCCGTGCCCAGCGCTCGCGCAACCTTCGTCCACCCGCCCTCGTGCACGCCATGCATGAGGATCGATAGCACGCGCTCGTCCAGGTGTTTGTCGTGTCGAGGGTTGTACTCCTCATCCCCTCCACAGCACGAGCAGCGGTCGGATGTGATCGGGCGGTCGCGGGCGAGGAAGCCGCCGCACATCGTGCATCGGCGACGAGCGGTCACTGGCCCCGGCGGGCATGGCGGGGGCGGACGAAGTAGGAGAACTCGCCCTGCGACCTAAAGTCCAGCCACTCGTCCGCTGCACTGGAGTCCCAGCCGGCCAACTCCCGGTACTGGCAGCGATCGAACTCTTGGTAGACCTCGTGGATGGCGGCAAGAAGATCGGATTGCGGGCGCCAGTCGTCATCGCGGTGCAT